AGATGCAAAGAAAATGTTTACTGATAAGGTCGTACCCATATCAGTTAATTACCCCTTCTTTTTCAAACCAATACAAGACGGAATGGATCGTCCAAAAACGGAACTTGCGTACAGAGTCCCGGCGTCGAAATTTACCCGTAAAAAACTTGACTCCAATGAAAAACTTAAGGAGATCTCCGGCCTTGATACAACGATCGACTGGAAGAACACGGGGGACAACTCGTACGATGGTGAAAAATTAAAACTACTAGTACACGATGAAAGTGGGAAATGGGAAAGACCAACAAATATATTAAACAATTGGAGGGTAACTAAAACTTGTTTAAGATTAGGTTCTAGAATTATTGGAAAGTGCATGATGGGTTCAACCTCTAATGCTTTAGATAAAGGTGGTGAGAATTACAAGAAATTATACTATGACTCAAACATCGACAAAAGAAACGCCAATGGGCAGACTCGCTCAGGACTATATTCTTTGTTCATACCTATGGAATGGAACTACGAAGGATACATTGATTCTTATGGACTTCCTGTATTCAACACACCGAAAAAACCCAAACAAGGACCAGACGGTGAGTATATAGATCTAGGTGTAATTGATTATTGGCAAAACGAAGTAAATGGCTTAAAAGAAGATCAGGATGGTTTAAACGAATATTACCGTCAGTTTCCCAGAACAGAAGAACATGCTTTTAGAGATGAAGCAAAAGAATCTTTATTTAATCTAGCTAAAATATATGAGCAAATAGATTATAACGCTGATTTAAAAAATACTTCAGTTATTACTACTGGTAGTTTTCAGTGGGAAGATGGAGTTAAAGACACTCGCGTTATATTTATACCTAACAAAAATGGTAGGTTTAATGTTTCTTGGGTTCCTTTATATGAATTACAAAATAGAGTAATAAATAAGAGCGGTGTTAAATATCCAGGAAATGAACACATTGGTGCTTTTGGATGTGATAGTTACGATATATCAGGAACTGTAGATGGTAGAGGTTCTAATGGAGCTTTACACGGTTTAACTAAGTTTAGCATGGAGGATGCTCCTCCGGATCATTTCTTTTTAGAATATATAGCTAGACCACAAACTGCTGAGATATTTTTTGAAGATGTATTAATGGCTTGCGTATTTTACGGAATGCCTATACTTTGTGAAAATAACAAACCTAGATTATTATATCATTTTAAAAGAAGAGGTTATAGAGGTTACTCTATGAATAGACCTGATAGAGCATATAACAAGTTATCAATAACTGAAAGAGAAATAGGTGGAATACCTAATTCAAGTGAAGATATAAAGCAAGCTCACGCTGCTGCAATAGAGACATATATTAATACTCGCGTTGGTTTGATTAATACTGGATATGGAGATATGTATTTTCAGAAAACATTAGAAGATTGGGCAAAATTTAATATAAATAATAGAACTAAACACGATGCTTCTATAAGCTCGGGATTAGCTTTAATGGCTTGTAATAAAAATAGATATATACCAAAAGCTCAGACACATAGAGTGACTGTTAATTTAGGTATAAAAAAATACGACAATAAAGGCGGTATGTCTAAAATAATAAGATAAATGAATATACAGACTAATACTAATAGCTCGTTTCCTAGTCAAATAGTAAGCGATGAAGAAAAAGCTAGCTTAGACTACGGTATACAAGTTGCTAGAGCCATAGAAAACGAATGGTTTCAGGAAGGTAGATCTGGCAATAGATATGTGCAGGGTTATAGTAATTTTCATCAATTAAGACAATACGCTAGAGGTGAGCAAAGTGTTCAAAAATATAAAGATGAATTATCTATAAATGGTGACTTATCTTATCTTAATCTAGATTGGAAGCCAGTTGCTGTTATATCTAAATTTGTAGATATAGTTGTAACGGTATGTCTAATAAGTCTTACGATATAAGTACGTTTGCTCAAGATCCTTTTTCTGTAAAAAGTAGAACGGACTACGCAGCCGCAGTTGAAAGAGATATGAATACCAAAGAATCTCTTATGAATATTCAAGAGAATCTAGGTATGGATTTTTCAGCTACAGGTGACTTAGAAGGTTTACCTGAAAGCAGAGAGGAATTAGATGTTCATATGCAAATGACGTATAAGCAGAACGTTGAGATCGCGGAAGAAGAAGTTATAAGCAATGTACTAGCTTTTAATAAATACGATCAAATTAAAAAAAGAATAGCTTACGATTTAACTGTTATTGGTTTAGGCGCTTCAAAAACTAGATTTGATAAATCTGAAGGAATTAGGGTAGAGTATGTAGATCCAGCTTATATGGTTTATTCATATACTGAAGATCCAAATTTTGAAGACATATACTATGTTGGTGAAATAAAAGCTATAACAATACCAGAATTAAAAAAGCAATTTCCAAATATACCAGACGAAGAATTACAAAGAATTCAAAACATGCCCGGTAACTCTCAATACGTAACTGGTTGGGGAAATTACGATGAAAATACGGTTCAAGTAATGTATTTTGAATACAAAACTTATATGGATCAGGTTTTTAAGATTAAGAAAACAGAACAAGGTTTAGAAAAAACATTAGAAAAACCAGATACATTTAACCCGCCTGAAAATGATAACTTTGAAAGAGTGTCGAGAACAATAGAGGTTTTATACACTGGAGCCAAAGTGCTAGGTAACAATTATATGTTAGACTGGAAAATGGCTGAAAATATGACTAGACCAACTGCCGATACAACTAAGGTAGAAATGAATTATTGCATCTCTGCGCCTAGGATGTATAAGGGACGTATAGAATCTTTAGTGAGTAGAATAACTGGCTTTGCTGATATGATTCAACTAACGCATCTTAAATTGCAACAGGTTATGTCTAGAATAGTACCAGATGGTGTATTTTTAGATATGGATGGTTTAGCAGAAGTTGATTTAGGTAATGGAACTAATTATAATCCAGCTGAAGCTTTGAATATGTATTTTCAAACAGGTTCGATTGTAGGTAGATCGCTTACGCAAGATGGTGAATTAAATAGAGGTAAAGTACCTATTCAAGAATTGTCGTCATCTTCAGGTCAAGCCAAGATACAGAGTTTAATTGGTACATATCAATATTATTTACAAATGATACGTGATGTAACTGGATTAAACGAAGCAAGAGACGGAAGTGCTCCAGATAAAGACGCTTTGTTAGGTTTACAGAAAATGGCAGTAAATGCCTCAAACACAGCTACTAAGCATTTACTTGAGTCTTTGTTGTATTTAACAATTAGAACATGTGAAAATATTAGTTTAAAAGTTGCTGATGTTATTAGGAATCCTTTAACAGAAAACGCTTTAATTAATTCAATAAGCACATTCAATGTTAAAACGCTTGAAGAATTAATGAATCTTCAAATTCACGACTTTGGTATTTATATACAACTAGAGCCTGAAGAAGAGGAAAAAGCTTTATTAGAGCAAAACATACAAATGGCTCTACAAACAGGTGCTATTCAATTGTCTGATGCTATAGATGTTAGAGAAATTAAAAATACAAAACTAGCTAATCAGTTTATAAAACTAAGACAAACGCAGAAAATAAAAAGAGAACAAGAACAGCAGCAACAAAATATACAAGCTCAAGCTCAAGCGAACGCTCAGTCTGCAGAGCAATCTGCTATGTTTGAAGTTCAAAAACAACAAGCTTTAACGGCTGAAAAAGTTAGCATTGAACAAGCTAAGTCACAATTTGAAATACAACGCATGCAGGCAGAAGCTCAAATAAAAAGAGAGTTAATGGCTGAAGAGTTTAATTATCAAATAGAATTAGTGCAGGCAACTGCTAAAGCTCAAAACAATAAAGAGAAAGAAATAGAAGATAGAAAAGACAAGCGTGTAAGAATACAAGGCACGCAGCAATCAGAACTAATAAATCAAAGACAAAATGATTTACTACCTACAGATTTTGAATCTGCTGGAATGATAACCTAGGCGGTTTTGGATTAGAGCAATTTGGTCCTAAGTAAGATTACAAACAATTATTTAATTATATTATATTATGTCAGAAATAAAAACAAATGAACCTGCTAAGCAGGAAGGTGATTTTAGTTTAAAAGGTAAATCTAAAAAACCAAAACAATTAACTAGTAATACACAGGAGATTACTAAAGTTAGTATTAAGGAACCTTTAATAGACGTTCCAACAGGTATAACAAAGGTTCTTATACCAAACGATCAAATAAACCAAGATCAAGAAGCCATTCAAAAGCAAAGCACAGAGAAAAGCGTGTAACGCGCAGAACAACCCGAATTGGGAATGCAAGAAATGGGACAAGGAGACAAAGGCTCCATTAAAGATGATAAAGAAGAATTCACTCAGTTACAAA